AAGAAAAAGAAGATCAATATATTAAACAAGGAATAATCAAAAACAATGAATGGCAAAGTGGAACTAATCTTTGGTTATATGACATTGTAATTTTAAGAAATGCAAGAATAGTTATGTCTTGGGTTTACAATTATTTTAAAGATTATCTAAAAGTCAATCAATGTATCAATTGGTTAAGATTAGATGAAAGTAATAATATTTATAGAGTAGCAAAAAAATATAAAAGGGAGTTTCATAAGTAATGGGTGGCGTAGTAGAAAAGATAGTAAAACCAATAGTAAAGGTATTTAGCAAAGCAATATCTTGGCTTATACCTACCCCTGATATTCCTGATTTTAGTTTAAATGAACCTGATGATTTTGAAACAGGTGTGTTATTAAATAAACAATCTAATGATGCTAATATTCCTGTTTTATATGGAGAAAGACTTATAGGTGGAACTAGAGTTTTATTAGAAACTTCAGGAACCGATAATACCTATTTATATGTTGCTATAGTATTATGTGAAGGAGAAATAAATGATATTAAAGGAATTAGAATAGATGATAAAGATGTTGTTTTTGATGGTGCATTTGCAGATAATACTCAGATAGATGTAGATAGTTCAGATGCTAATTTTTATAAAAATGGAAGAAGTCATATAAGATTAGAACCTCATTATGGAACTGATAATCAATCTGCATCAACATTATTATCAACATTATCTAATTGGGGCAGTAATCATAAATTAAGTGGTTTGTGTTATCTAGCTGTTCGTTTTAGATGGAATCAAGATATATTTTCTAATATTCCAAAAATACAAGCATTAATAGAAGGTAAAAAAGTTAAAACTTATAATGCAAGTTTAGTAGAACAATCTGCAAGTTACACAACTAATCCATCATGGGTATTATTAGATTATTTAACAAATGAAAGATATGGTAAAGGTTTATCAGTAAATGATATTGATTTACAATCTTTTTATGATGCTTCTTTAGTTTGTGAAACACAAGTAACTCCATATTCAGGTGGAGATGATATTAATATATTTGATGCTAATGCAATATTAGATACATCTAAAAAAATTATAGAAAATACTAGAACACTTTTAAAAGGTTGTAGAGGTTATTTACCTTATACATCTGGTAAATATAGATTAGTAATCGAAACAACAGGAACAGCCACAATATCTTTAACTGAAGATGATATATTTGGTGGTTATTCTGTAACGAGTCCTAATAAAAATGATAAATATAATCGAGTAATTTGTTCTTATGTTTCCCCAGAAAAGAATTGGCAAATAGATGAAGTTCAGTTTCCACCGATAGATGATTCAGGACTTCCTAGTGCAGATCAACATACAACAATGAAAACTGCTGATGGTGGATTTTTATTAGAAGGTAGATATGATTTTGGACAAGTTATTACATCTCCATATCAAGCAGAAGAAATGGCAGAAGTTATTTTAAGAAGATCAAGAGAAGCTATTCAATTAAATATTAATGCTGGTGGAAAAGCATATGATCTAGCAATAGGAGATATAGTAAATATTACCCATAGTTCCTTAGGATTCTCTGCTAAACCATTCAGAGTTTTATCAATATCTTTTAACGAAGATTTTACAGTAGGTTTAAATTTAACCGAACACCAAAATGCACATTATACATGGGCAACAAAAACACAAGCACCGACAGTACCAACAACTAATCTTCCTAATCCATTTACTGTTCAACCACCAGCGAGTATTACTTTATCTGATAGTTTAATCGAATATAATGATGGTACAGTTATTGTTGCATTAGATGTAATTATAGGTTCTTCTCCTGATAGCTTTGTTGATTATTACCAAGTCGAATACAAAAAAAGTTCAGATTCAAATTATATTATTTATGCACAAGGCTCAGGATTAAATCATAGAGTTTTAAATGTAATTGACCAAGAAACCTATGATGTAAGGGTAAAAGCAATTTCAACATTTGGTGCATCTTCAACTTATGTAACTGCACAAAGAACTATAATAGGTGCTGTTGCACCACCCTCAGATGTGGAAGATTTTTCATGTAATATTGTTGGTCAAGAGGCTCACCTAGGTTGGACACAGATTCCAGACTTGGACTTGGCATATTACAGTTTAAGATTTAGTGAAAAAACTGATGGAACTGCATCTTGGTCAAATTCTGTAGCTTTGATTGAAAAAATATCTCGACCAGCAACCTCAATTTCAGTACCAGCTAGACAAGGAACCTACTTAATCAAAGCCGTGGATAAACTAGGAAACTTTAGTTCCAATGCAACTGCTATCATTTCTAATGTTACATCTGTTATTAATTTTAATGCAGTAGCAACTCAATCAGAACACCCTGACTTTTTAGGTAGTAAAACAAATGTTATAGTTGATGATAATGCTTTAAGACTAGATTCATCAGAACTGTTTGATTCAGCTTCAGGAAATTTTGATGATGAAACAACTAGATTTTTTGATTCTGGTGTTAGTAATGCTGATTTCTTTGCAAGTGGTAATTATGAATTTTCAAATGTAATTGATATTGGTGCTAAACATACTGCTAGAATTACTGCTACTTTATCGCAATCTTCGGATAATCCTGATGATCTGTTTGATAACAGAACTGGATTGTTTGACGATACAAAGTCTAACTTTGATGGAGATACACCAGCAAATGCAAATGCACATTTAGAAATAGCAACTTCAGATGATAATGTTACTTATACTGCTTTTCAAAATTTTGTTATTGGAGATTATACAGCTAGATATTTCAAATTTAGAGTAGTTTTAATTTCAAGGGATTTAGCATCAACACCTGTAGTATCTGAAGCAAAAGTAACAATAGATATGCCTGATAGAATATTTAGTGGTAATGATATAACTTCTGGTGCTGGAACTTATAGTGTAACATTTACAAATCCATTCTTTTCTGTTAATTATGCCGTAGGAATTACAGGAGAAGACCTTGCTACTGGAGATTTCTTTTTAATTGAAAACAAAACAGTTAATGGCTTTGATTTAACCTTTAAAAATTCAGGTGGTACAGCAATAAGTCGTACCTTTGATTACTTGGCTAAGGGCTATTGATATATTAAAATAAAAGGAGTATAAGAACAACATGGCACAAGGCGATTATTTAATTCAGAACCAATCTTTTCCCTCTTTTCGTAGCGATTTAAACGCAACTTTAGAGGCTATCAATACATCTAATTCAGGAACATCAAGACCAACTTCTGCTGTCGCTGGAACAGTTTGGCTAGATACCACTTCAGCAACTACACCTACTTTAAAATTTTATGATGGTGCAGATGATATATCTTTAGCAACATTAGACTACACAGCTAATACAGTTAATTGGTTAGATAACTCAGTATCATTTGATATTGTAAATGATGTTACACCACAATTAGGTGGCGATTTAGATGTTAATGGAAATGAATTTGTTTCAACATCAAATGGCGATATTGTATTTTCTCCTAATGGAACAGGTAAAATTAAATTTAATGATTTAGCTTATTACCCAGAAGCTAGTATTACATCTACATCAAATGCAGTAGCTTGGGATTCACAAGCACAACCAAACGCAAAACATACTACAACAGAAAACACAACTTTCTCTGCACCAAGTAATGCAACAACAGGTTCATTTATAAGTTTAAATATTCAATATGGTGGTGCTCACACAATCGCTTTCAATACAGTTTTTGAATTTGCTGGAAGTACAGCACCAACTTTTACATCTGTTTCAGGTCAATCAGATCATTTAGTTTTTAGATACAATGGTACAGTTTGGCAAGAGATGGGTAGAACTTTAAATATGTCAGCAACATAAGGATAAACAATGTACGCAGTAGTCGAAAATAATAACATAACTCAATTTATAAATTACCCTAAATCTATTGTTATAGCAGATGTAAGATACCCAGCTAAAATATTTACAATGTGGTCTAAAGCTGAAAAAGAAGCTATTGGTATTTATGAAATTATAACTGATTCAACTAATTACAAAGACCCAGCATATTACAATAACACAAACGAACAATATACTTTTGCAAATGGTCAAGTTACTAAATCTTGGGGAACTGCAACTGCTAAAAGATTAGAAGATGAAAACGCAGTAGATGAAGATGGAAACCCTATATTAGAAGATGGTGTTCAAGTAATTAACTATGGTTTAAAAACTGAAAAGAAAAGAATAGTTAAACAACAAGCATCTGGTTTATTAGCACCTACTGATTGGTATGTAGTTAAAGCAACTGAAGTAGCTGATTATGATATTCCAGCAAACATATTATCTTTCAGAGCAGATGTTAGAACTAAATCTAATGAAATGGAAACTATGATTAATAACTGCACAACAGTTGATGAACTAAAAGCATTATACGAATACACCGAACAACAAGACGGAACAATAACAAGACCACTACCTGAATTTCCAAAAGAGGTAATATAATGCCTTTAATACTTCCAAGTAATTCAATATCTGCTGTAGGATATGAAGTAGATAATTCATTAAGATTTGATGATGGGAGTAGTGATCATTTAAAGAGAACTTTTAGCACAGCAGATAATTATAAAAAACAAACTTTTTCTGCTTGGATAAAAAGAAGCGATTTAGGTGGCACTAAAAGGATAATAGAGAGTTATGATGGAAGTTCAACTTCTTCAACAGGAATTCATTTTGTTAATGACCAAGTAAGAGTTAATTTTGGTGGAAGTTCATCAAATATTTTATTAACTAATGCTCTTTATAGAGATGTATCAGCTTGGTATCATTTAGTGGTTCAAATAGATACTACACAAAGTACAGATACAAATAGAGTTAAAATATATATTAATGGGGAACAAGAAACTTCTTTTGCAACTTCAAATTATCCTTCACAAAATGCTGACTCTCAATTAACTTGTCCAAATGCTAATAACAGTATTGGAACTACTTACGATGGTAGTGGTGAATTTTTTGATGGTTACATGGCAGAAGTTTGTTTAATAGATGGACAATCATTAGACCCAACATCATTTGGAGAGTTTGATTCTGACACAGGAATATGGAAACCAATAGATGTATCTGGTTTAACTTTTGGCACAAATGGATTCTATTTAGACTTTGAAAACTCTGGTAGTCTAGGTGCAGATGTATCAGGTAATGGAAATAACTTTACTGTAAATAATTTAACTAGCATAGACCAAACTACTGATACTTGTACTAATAATTTTTGTACTTTAAATAGTATTCACCCAACAGCAAGTAATTTTACCTTATCAGATGGAAATACTT